CATTGTTCAGGAATGACAAGAGCAGCTGGGTCGCCAAATGTATTTGTTAATAGTATAGCAATATCTCGTCAAGGAGATAATAATACAGGTCATTTATTACCTACGGCTGTTCCTTGTCCTTCACATTCAGCACCTATTGCGACAGGTTCAACTACCGTTTTTATTAATGGAAAAGGTTGTGGTCGTGTAGGTGACGCAATATCAGGTTGTACTAGTGTAGCGGCAGGTTCTCCAAATGTCTTTGCAGGTTAGTGTATAAATATTGGTATGGCCAATTTAAACGCACTTAACAATAGTAAACGATCTACTAGAATTTACAAAGATTTAGATTTAGACTTTGGTAGAAATATTGTTACACATGATGTTAATAGACTTACTGATGTTGAAGCTGTTAAACGAAGTGTTAGAAATTTAATTAACACTAATCACTTTGAAAGACCATTTCACCCAGAGATTGGTGGTAATGTTAGAGCTTTATTATTTGAGCCAATGACACCATTGACTGCTTTAAACCTACAAAGAAAAGTAGAAGAAGTATTAAACAACTTTGAACCAAGAGCAAAGATAACACAAATTTTGGCTGATCCTGATATTGATAGAAATGCATATAGACTTGAAATTAAATTTTATGTTATAGGAGTACAAAATCCAATTACAGTAGAAACATTTTTAGAAAGATTAAGATAACATGGCAAGTAATAAATTAACAGTTTCAGATTTTGATTTTGACGATATAAAAGCAAATTTAAAATCATTTTTACAAGATCAATCAGAGTTCCAAGATTACGACTTTGAAGGTTCTGGTTTCGCAGTCTTATTAGACTTACTTGCTTACAATACACACTACTTAGGTTTCAATGCTAATATGTTAGCAAATGAAATGTACCTAGACAGTGCTGATATAAGAAAGAATATTGTATCATTAGCAAAGATGTTAGGTTATACACCAACATCACCTAAGTCACCTACAGCAACAATTGATATATTGATGAATAATATTCCAACTACTGTTGCTACAATTACAATGGCAAAAGGTACAGCATTCACAACAACTGTTGATGGAGAATCATATCAGTTTGTCACAAATGCTACACACACATTAGCACCAACAAGTGGTGTTTATAAATTTTCAAGTATACCTATTTACGAAGGTACTTTAGTTACATTTAAATATACAGTTGACAGTACAGACGTTGACCAGAGATTTATTGTACCAAGTGTTAATGCGGATACTTCAACATTAAAAGTTTCAGTACAAAATTCAGCTAGTGATACAACAACAAGTGTATATACATTAGCAAGTGGTGTAACAAGTTTATCTTCTACATCAAAAGTTTATTTCGCACAAGAAATGGAAGATGGTAAATTTGAAGTTTATTTTGGTGACGGTGTATTAGGAGCAAAATTAACAGATGGTAACATTGTAATATTAGAATACATTGTATCTAATAAAGATGAAGCAAACGGAGCAAGTACATTTACATTATCTGGTAACATAGGTGGTTATACAGATGTTACTCCAACAACTGTATCAAGTGCTCAAGGTGGATCAGAAGCTCAAGCAAAAGAATCTATTAGATTTAATGCGCCATTACAATATTCAGCACAAGATAGAGCTGTTACAACAGCTGACTATGAAACAATAGTACAATCATTATATCCAAATGCTCAATCAGTTTCTGCTTGGGGTGGTGAAGATGATGAAACACCTGTTTATGGTGTTGTAAAAATTGCGATTAAAGCGGCATCAGGTTCTACATTAACAAATACAACTAAAACAGATTTAGTAACACAATTAAAAAAATATAATGTAGCTTCTGTAAGACCTGAAATTGTTGACCCAGAAACAACATCTATTATTATTACATCTAACGTTAAGTTTGATGAAAGTGGTGCTAACAAAACAGCAGATACAATTAAATCAGATATATTAACTACACTTACTAACTATAATACAAATACATTATCACAGTTTGATGGTGTGTTTAGATATTCTAAAGTTACAGGTTTAATTGATGGTACTGATTCATCTATACTTTCAAACATCACTACATTAAAAATTAGAAAAGACTTTACACCTACATTAGCAGCAAGTACAAAGTATAATGTTTACTTTAGAAATGCTTTATATAATCCTCACTCTGGTCATAATTCAGCTGACGGGGGTATATTAGAAAGTTCTGGTTTCAAAGTATCAGGTGACAGTTCTACAATATTTTATTTAGATGATGATGGCGCAGGTAACGTAAGACGTTATAGTTTTTCAGGCGCAACAAGAGTTTATGCAAATAGCACTCAAGGAACAATTGATTATGACACTGGCGCAATAATTATAAATTCTTTAAGCGTATTAAGTGTAGAAAATATTAGAGGCGCAGTTTCTACCAAAATAGAATTAACAGTAATACCAAAATCAAATGATGTAGTTCCAGTAAGAGATCAAATAATAGAAATAGACACAGCCAATTCACTTATCACAGTCACTGCTGACACTTTTGTTGGAGGATCTGCTGATGCAGGAGTAGGTTATACAACAACAAGTAGTTACTAATGGCAAAGTTTACCAAAAAAATAACCAACCTTGTAAATCAACAAGTACCAGAGTTTGTACTTTCTGATCACCCTAAATTTTTAGAGTTTGTTCAAACCTATTATAGATTTATGGAATCCGCAGAGGTTACTCTGGCAAACATAGAGTTAACAGATGGTATTCAATTAGAGACAGAAACAGCACAAACAAATAGTTTAATATTAGACGCTTCTAAATTAGATACTGATAGAACATCATTGGATGCTGGTGATAAAATATTATTAGAAAATTCTGGTTTTGGTAAATTTCAAAGAGGTGAGATAGTTACAGGTCAAACATCTAATGCAACTGCCACAATATTATCAGAAGACTTAATCAATAATAGATTGTTTATATCGGCACAAGATAAGTTTATACAAGACGAAGTAATAATAGGAGCAATTTCTACAGCAAGAGCAACTATATCTAATTACAAACCAAATCCTGTAAACAATATACAAGACTTATTAAACTTCCGTGATCCTGATAAAGCAATCTCAAATTTTTTAACAAAATTTAGAAATGAGTTTTTAAATACTTTACCTGAAGTTTTAGATGCAAATGTTGATAAAAGAAAACTTATTAAAAATATTAAATCAGTATATAGAGCAAAGGGTACAGCAAGAGGACATGAAGTATTTTTTAGATTTTTATTTAATTTAGATTCAGAAATTTTTTATCCTAGAGAACAAATGTTAAGAGTATCAGATGGTCAGTTTGATACTAAAAAAATAATAAGAGCAATTGGTACAGTTGGTGAAACATCAAATTTAATTGGTAGAACAATCACAGGACAAACTTCAGGCGCAACTGCTGCTGTGGAAAATGTATTTAAATTTCAAATAGCTGAAAACGAAATATCAGAATTTATATTAAATGTAGATACAATAGCTGGTGGCCCATTTGTTACTGGAGAAGAAATTAGAGGTACTGAATCAGATGTAAATGATGCATTTATTAAAGCAACAGTAACAGGTATACCTGATATTATTAGTATTACAAACGATGGTAATTTATTAAGTCCTGGTGATTCAATTACTTTTTCAGGCGCTGGTAATGGGGCAATCGTTCAAGTAGATAACGTAGGATCAGGTGGCATAACAGAAATATTATTAGATGACGCTGGAACAGGTTATGCGATAGGTGATAGTATAACATTTACAAACACTAACACAAACGGTGGTGGTGCCACAGCAAAAGTATCAGTGGTTAATGGTGGTATTACAACTGAACTTGGAACATCAGGAGCAACGGCAACAGACCATATTGTATTAGAAGATGAAACTGTAAGAGGCGATATTTACACAGGTGATAAAATTGTACAAGAAAGTGGATCAGGTAATGAAGATATTACAGATATTAGAATTATAAACTCTGGTAGTGGTTATACATTATTACCTACAGCAGTTGTTACAAGTAGTGGTGGTAGTGGTGCAAAAATAATTCCTTTTGGACCTGAAATAGGAAGATTACTTAATACTAAAAAAATTGAAACAGGCGCAGGTTATGAAGGTTCTCCTAGTCCAACATTAAAATTACCAAGTACAATAGTTGTAAAAGATAAGTCTAGTGGTAATTATACAGTAGGTGAAACCTTAAATGGTTTAGATTCTAGTTCATCTGCAGTCACAGCAACTTTTGTATCATTTGATTCTAGTAATAACTTATTACAAGTAAAAGACGCAAGTGGTACGTTTGATGAAACAACTACAATTACTGGATCATCTTCATCTATTACAGCGACAGTTTTAAAAAATGATTTAGCAACAGCAACATCTACAGTAGGAACTGTTGTAGATACAGCTGGTACATTTATAAACGAAGATGGTCATTTATCGGAAACAACAATGAAGATACAAGATAGTTTATACTATCAGGACTTTTCATATGTGGTTAAAGTTGGTAGATCAATTACTGACTGGCGAGATAGTTTTAAAAAGACAATGCACACAGCTGGTTTTTATTTTACTGGTCAAGTGGATATTGCTAGTCAAGTAAATAATCAGATTAGAAGCTTTACAGGTGTTAATAGTGGATTAGTATTTGACCCAGGTGTTGATCTAGTAATCAATACTTTATTCTCATCAATTTTTGGTAGAAGATTAGGAACAGTAGATGATGGTACTACATTGAGAGGTACACCAGAAGCAGGTGTTGATCCTGACTTTACAGATTCTACAACAGAACACTTTACAGCGAATACTAGAGATTTAACTTTAAAAAGAGCATTAACACTTAAATTTAGTTTAAATAGATTTCCTATAACTATTAGAGGAACAGCGAATAGATATGGGTTTGCATATTGTGGGCCTACAATGAACACACTAAATAGATTTGCGTTATCACACTTTTCAGGTAGTGGTGGTAGAGCAGTCACTACAACGACAGGTGGTGCCTCAGATAGTACAGTAACAACATCTATATCGCCAATGAGATTAGATAACTTTGCTGACTTTAGATTAACAGGCACTTACAATACGTCTTTAGATGGTGAAGTAGTACAAATAGGAGATATAACAACAGATAGATTAAAGACAAATTTAGCGTTACCTACGGAAATCACAGAGAGTTAATGTATAAATATAACTAT